GAAAGGCCCGATCACCGGTCGTCAGCATCGTAGGTGAGCACTCGACCCACCATCTTCCCTATAACGCGCCGCTCACAGCCGACATTCCAGCCTTCGCACGCACGGTTTCCAATTGTGTCCGGGTCCTCGAAACCCCTGAGCAGATGGGTGCAGCGGCTTCGGCAGCAGTCGAAGCGGCACGGCGACCACCTGGGCAAATCGCCACTCTGATCATTCCTGCCGACTTCTCATGGAGCCCGGCAGGCGGCGTCGGGGAGCGGGTTAATCCACGTCCTAAATCGATTCCCGGCTCGGAGAAAATCCGTCACGCTGCTTCAATCCTGAGATCGGGAGCTCGTGTTGGTATCCTTCTTGGAGGCTCCTCGCTGCTTCAGCCTGGCCTCCTGGCAGCTGGGAGAATCCATGCAGCGAGCAAGACTTTGGTTCTTGCCGATCGCAATGCGGCTCGTTACGAACGTGGCCGCGGTCTGTTTGCACCTAAACGCATCCCCTACTTTCCGGAGCCAGCCAACGATCTACTCGCCGGCCTCACCCATTTGATTCTGGTCGAGACCCAGCCGCCTGTCTCTTTCTTTGGGTACCCCGGACAGCGCAGTCTGGTGGCGCCGGAAAACTGCGAGTACCATGTGCTGGCGTCGCCGGAAGAGGATGGGGCAGCTGCGCTCGAAATGCTCGCGGCAGAGCTCGGCGCAGATGCTGCGCCGGAGATGACGCATCCGAACGCGCCTTCCCTGCCCAAAGACGCTCCGCTGACACCATCGGTCATTGGACAGATCGTGGCAGCTATGCTTCCTGAGGGCGCCATTATCTCTGATGAAATGGTCTCATCGAGCGAAGCAGTCTGGCCGCATCTCGGCTCCGCTTTGCCTCACAGCCACTTACCCGTGACGGGAGGATCGATCGGCCAGGGCCTTCCAGTCGCCCTGGGCGCTGCGATCGCCTGCCCCGACCGCAAGGTAGTTGCGCTCGAAGCCGATGGCAGCGCAATGTACTCCCTACAGGCTCTCTGGACGATCGCCCGGGAGAACTTGGATGTCACGGTCGTGATCTTCGCGAATCGATGCTACCGTATCCTCGACGTCGAAAGAGAACGCACCAAAGCAGGGAGCTTTGGTCCGCGTGCCAACGACATGATTGACATTGGAAGGCCCGACATCGACTTCGTCCTGCTTGCTCAAGGATTGGGCATTCCGGCTACCCGGGTCGATAACAGCCGGGCGTTTGCTGCCCGGTTTCGGGCGGCGATGGAGGAACGTGGTCCAAGCCTGATCGAGGCGGTCCTGTGCTCCTAAAAGCTCAATGGGCGCTGCGGACTAATACGAAGTCTTTCTCGAAGATCTGGTAGGATGTCCGCTGCATCCCAAGGCTGGCGTAGGTGCGTTGCGCCTTTGCGTTGCCGCCTTCAACGTAAAGTCTCAATCCGCAGACACCAGGCAGATCCCTTGCCTGTTTCTCTACATGCTCGTACAAAGCTCGAAACACTCCACGTCGGCGATGCTCAGGACTTACATAGACGCTCTGAATCCACCAGAAAGTCCCGTTGCGCCAGTCGCTCCACTCGAACGTGATCATCATCTGCCCGACTACCCGGCCTTCGACTTCGGCAACCCAATAGAAGCCTCTGCTCGGATCAGAGAGGACCGCTTTCACACCGCAGCGGAGCCTCTCGCGATCCAGTATCAGGCCTTCCGTCTCGAAAGCCATGGCGGCATTGAAGTCGACTAGCGTGTCGAGATCTTGAATCGTTCCCTGCCGGATAATCACTGGATCGATTCTAGCCTATAGCCGAATCGTCACCGTGAGGTCCCGGCCCGGATTCCCAGCGCCGCCTTGAGGTGCGGCCACAATGTCCAGATCAAGCGACGCACCCGCTCGCAGCGGCGGCAGACCGAAGCCGTCGACTACGTTCGAGATTGTCGCCCCAGGCGGAATCGTCAGAACTGCGTAAGTCTCCGAGTCCTGCCGAAGCTCCAGGACGACAGGTTCGAGAGCCGGCGCCTCGCGGACCGTGGCGAAAATGTCTCGTACCGACTGCGTCGCGTCTACAATCAGGGTAGGAACGGCGTTCGACTGAACCGCAAGGTACCCTTCCACCTGCATCGACATCTGCCCGCCGGAGAGCGTTCGCAAGCCGCCATCAACCAGTGAGGTAAATGAGAACCGGGACGTTTCGCTATGTCCCCGGCTGTTGGTGACGAAGAGCTCTCCCAGGGCGATTCGCGCATTGGGCAGGTAAAACGGAAAGCTGTAGTTGCCGCTGGCCGGGCTACCGAAGAAGTCTCGAACAAACGGGAGCACGAACACTTTTCGATCAAGGTGGTACACCTTCTCGCCCGCGTCGTGGCTGGACAAAGGGCTTTCGTGCGACGCACGAACGACGCGGTACCGCTGCCCGTCGTCGAGCACCTCACTGATCACCATGATTTCCCGGCCCACCTGCAGCCAGTGCCCGGCTTGACCAGGGCCGGGCGCATTCAGCTCAACGTACTCCGTCTCCTCATCCATCGGTGCAGCCAGCTCGTACGGGTTTGGGCTCTTCAGTTCGTCCCAGTAGCCCACGGAGAACGTTCCTGCCGTGATGCTCCGCGTATTCTCCAGACTCGGAAATCCAATCGCCAGAAGCTCGGCATTGCCCCGCCCAACTACCGAAAGACCAAACACTGGCGCATCGGGCTTATCCGCGTCGACAGATGCACCGCCAATGCGCCATCGCGTAACTGGCGACAGTTCCAAAGAGCACTCATCGCCGAACACATTCGCGCTCCTGCCAACGATATGAATCGTGGCTCCGCCCCGATTCGGCACTTCGAACTCCACAGGACTCGCCGTCGTTTGGACAGCAAAATGCCAGGCGGATTCGGCGACACAGAACTTGCTCGTTCCGTCTGGCTCTACCACCCAATTGGAAGACAGCGTAAGAGTCGTCTCGTCGTTTGAGAGAACAATCGCCTCCTGTCCGGCTCCCCGCCCCGCCGTGATCCGCACCGTCATCCCCTTGTGCTCATCCGGTACCATCTGGAGGCTGCTGTTTCCGATGGTGTTCCTCGAAAAGATCTCAGCGTCCGTCTCAGGGCGTGTCTCCAACCGCCAATAGAAATTGGCATGGTCATAATTCGCATCCGGGGGCCGAATCGCCTCAGCCTCCAGACCGTCATCGACAAAGGTTGCCGAGATCGGCTGATTGGAAGCGATCCTTAGAAGCTGTGCAGGTGACGATCCGCGGTAGACATGGAAGCCAGCTGCGCCAGACGGGAAGCTTAGGCTGTTCAGCGTGACCCGGTTCGTATCGGACCCTGCTGGGATGCGAGCCCGCGCAACAAAGGAAATGCCCGTCTCCTCCCCCTGACCATCCACTGCCGAAACCGCGTAGTAGTATGTCTGGCCTCCCGGCAAGCTCCCGCCCACCGTCTCGATATCCGGCGAGAAGCCGAGAATCGGCAGACCGCGCAGCGCCGCCGTTGGTTTCGCCGGAGCAATAAATCCGACCTTCAGGCGGAGGATCATAGCCCCGTCCGCACCCTCGGCGCCCTGCTCTACCACCTCATAGTCGGTTTCGCCGTCGCTCCTCGCAATCAGTCCGACGAGTGGCCGTGGAATGCGTACTTCGTACTCCCTCTGGCGGCGGCCCGGCCGCTCCAGCCCGCTGTCCGTCTCATACCAAAGGTCTTCATGAATCTGAGCGACGATAGTCGCCGTCATGTAATTCGGCCCCGGGATGATTCGCCGGATGCGGAAGGGCTGCCGGTTAAATCCTTCCTTGAGATAAGTAATCGTGATGATATCGCCCGGCTGAAGCCCGATCGCACGGACGCTCGTATCGAATTCCACATAGACATTCCCGCGCACCGACCTGTCCAGTTGCGTTCTTATAATCCGAGACGCTTGACTGAAGTTCGGAATGCCGAGCGCATTCAACGGCGCGCTGATTTCCTGATTCGCCACAACCGCATCGTCGACATTCACTATCGACAGGCTGTCCTGCTGGTACTCGTTGAACTCGTCCTGAAACTCGACGTGAAAGCGATTGGGCGTATCTGCCGTACTTCGAGACCAGACGCGGAGGGCCGGTTCTCCGGATCCACGACGCAAGATGCCTGAAAACGGCGATGAGCTGTCTCCAAATTCGTACGCCGGCCATCCGCCGTCGAGAGGCTCCGTGCTGTTGCTTCCTTCCGGCTTCTCGGGCTGCTGCAATCGCAGTGTTGTTTCCGGCCGTAGCTGCAGCTTCCCTTCACCGCTGAACGTCAGTTGAAGACTGCTCCCCACTCGGATGCCGCGGACGATATCGGCGGCGCTTCTACGTTTCGTCAGCACCAGGTTGCACTGAAACCTCGGGATCATTACGAGGTTTCCATTGTTGTCTCGTGCCTCAATCTGTTCTGCACAGAATGCCGCGGTCTTCGCGAAGCTCTTTACGTCAATCTCGTCGAACCGCCAACCGCTGCGGCGGAATACATCCAGAAGCACCCAGGCGGGATTGTTGGTAAAGCTTTCTCCCAGATAGTTCCCATTCTCATCGAAGCGAGGCAGCTTAAGCCCCTGAAGCAGCACTTTTACGCGCGGCAACGATTTTCCGTCGCTGATACGGTTCGGCACGACCAGAGAAAGGAACGCCATACTGCCGTAGGGATCTCCCAGAGGATTCCCGGCAGAGTCCGCAAAATCGAGGTTGAACCCTCCATTGCGTCCTCCCTTGCTGACGATGTTGAACCATCCGGTCCCCGTCATGTTGACGCCGGCCACCCCTTCCGGGATCTCGATATCGTTGACGACGACCTTCAGCACGCCTTCGATCTCGCCCGCTCCCAGGAGCACCTCCATTCGAGTGAGGTTTCCGTCGTTCCGAGCAAACACGATCGGGGGTTCATACCAGGCAGTGCCGTATATGATAGGTACGAAATCGTTGTACCGTGCCTGGTTCTCGACAGTGCGGGAAAGGTGGGTGCCTTTCTCTCCGTAGCTCCGCACCAGGATGTCCGACGGAACGAATTCCAGACCTCCGAACCTGGCCGTTGGCCGCCCCGCCGAGTCCCGACGAAACATCCCTCGCTGCTCGCATTGCTCCCGGCTGTAGTCACAGGACGTGAACGGTCCGTTCGTATCCAGATTTCCGACGCCTCCCGCCACGTCCGGCGAGTACCCGCACCGATAGAAAAAGGAGTACTTACCATCCGGCCCGCCGTCGACCGCAACCTGCCGCTGCTCTGCTGTTGCCGGAAACATCCACGGACATCGGCGCTGTATCCTCACTTCGGGCAGCAGGAGCCGCTGCAGGCTGAGCCGGTTTGTGAAGCTGAGCCGGATGCTTGTCTCAGTCATCTCGTCCGGAGGATTCGCGATGCCGACGAACAACGTCACGGCCTCGCTGACGGCCACTTCCTCCACCAGATCAACAAATGCGAACCGCGCCTTCAGCCGCGCGCCCTTCCACCCGCCGTTGCGCTCGATCTGAGAGAATCTGGAGTCAACATTGGAAAGCGTGAGGGACAGGCGGGAAAGACCGTCGACTCCGTCCTCGGATCTCGACTTAAGCTCAAATGCATTGTGTCGCAATACCCGAGCTTCATAGGTCTTCCCGTCAACGGTCACACGATGCGTCGACCAGCGCTCGATCGCCCCTGTCGGTAGTTCGCATTCGAACAGCACTAGCGGCGTGTCGAGCTGCTCTTGTTCTTTCAGGACGTGAATCGGCATTTGCTACACCTCGGTGAGGCTGGATCGCAGTCGAAGCAGGCAGGCGTACAGCCCGTCCGAATGAGCAATGACGGATAATCTGTCATCGACGAACCGCGTCCGCGGGAAAACCCCGCTTTGCCCTAGTGTTCTCTTGTAAGTGGAAGGATGTAGCTGAGGTTCCACCTGCAAACCAAAAACTTCTACGCTCGCGCCCGGCTCAAGCTCCACACCAAATCGTATTTGCTCGGCGCTGCTCATCAAACTGCCGTGACAAAACGACCGGCTCCAACTCCCGCTCGTGCGCACCTCGACCCGGTCGGCCAACCCGCCGCTCTCTCTAATCAGAAACAGGGAGTCGCCGGAATTTGAGCGCACGGACACGCTGAACACATACTGGTACCAGCCAGGTGCGTGAATGACCTGGGATAGCGACTGGCTGACTTGTGCGAGGTTCGTGATCCGGACAGCCCGGTTTGTGCCGAGCGGATCGCTAATGCCCGTCGTAATCTGTAGCAATGGGCCTTTCGACCAGACTCCCGCCTCGAAGTCTTCGCTCCAGGCAAGAAGATTCGACGTCGGATCAAGGAATGTGAACGTCGCAAGCCGGCCCTCCACGTTGCGATGCAAGTTATCGAGCGCCATCCATTCATCCTGGCTCAATGATGTGTACCTGAGTTCCCATTCCACGGCGGCTGCCTCAGGATCAGCCAGCTTCAGCTCCCGTCCGTCAGTCGATACCGTTTGAATCGTCCTTCTCACTAGCCGCTTTGATAGCGGGAACTGGCTGACGCATCCGGTTGAGAGTTGCGGGAAGAAGTTCATCTCATCTCCTTGATCGTGAGTTCTGTCCTGGCTCTGGACTCGTCGTCAAACTCGAAGGTCAGTTCGTCGTTCTCCAGGCTGCAATTGGGATATTCCGTGCCATCCCATGGATCCCGGAAGGAGAAGCTTCCACGGCTGCCCTGGACCGCGTTGAAGAACTCCTGGAGCATCAGCACCTCCTCCTCGCTCAGCAGCTCTAGCCGCACCAGCCATCTCCTCAGCGGCTTCCTCTGCGTGCTGACTCGCTGCTCGCTGCCGTCGACGAACCGTAGGACTTCCGTGCGAAAGTCGACGTCCCTCCGGCTCGGGTACTGCAAGATAGCGCCGGTCTTGAGTGTTGGAAAAGTCATAGGCTACAGATCCGTGACGACGTCGTTCAGCGAATGCGAATGCAGCATCGCCTCCCGCACAGCCCGTGCGATTTCCTCGCTGTGGTCGAGAAAGGATCGGCTGTCCATGGCTTGCACCTGAACCGTGACCTGAGGGATAACCGGAGCGGCCTGCCGGAGACGGGGCAGGCTGTCCTGCCTGTAATCCACTCCGAGCACAGCATCTCCCGTCGCCGCCGAGACACCTCCCTCAATCCGGATCGGCGGGGGAGGAACATAAGGAATCAGCGGAGGCGGTTCTTCTCGTCCTCCGCCGCCGAAAAGACGCAGCAGCCCGGAGATAAGCGGTGATATCCCAAAGCCGCTGGTTAGCACGGAAAGAAGCGGGTTGCTCGATCTGTTGGAAGTCGAGCCGGTCAGTCCCGACACGACGCTGGACACCACGGACCCTCCTGCGCTGCTCGCGGCGCCCGAAGGCAGCCCCGTCGCAATTTGCGCCACAGCAGATCCAATGCCCGCCAGCAGATTCTCCACACCGGTGCTGCCCGCTACGTTGGTCGCCAGATCTTCGATCCGCTTGGCGACTGCCTCGATCGCACCCTCTTTCGGCAGCACACTGCTCATGCCGGGCGCCGCCCGCAACAGGCCCAGCAGAAGTCTCTCCACATCATTCATTTCCATGGCTGTTATCCTTGGCGAGTTCCGCCTCTAAGAGCAGGAAGGCATCGACCGACCGAGCTGGTAGATCATAAAGCCCGTGCGGCATCCCAATCAGTCGATGCGCCGTGTACTCCTCAAGCAGCACGATGCTGCTGGGAGTAATGAGCGAAACAGGGCAGACAGTGGTGGATACGCCTCGCCTTGCCCACACCACTTTGCGCGTGGCCGCCGTGCTTTCCTCGACAAAGCCGCATCCACGGCGGATTTCCAGGCCGTTCTTCCTGCATTCGTCGCACCTCCACCCGGCCGGATTTGAGCGAAAGAAGTGGAAGGCGACAATCAGTTTTTTCGGTCTTCTTCCGACAGGCCGCACTCCGCCTTGATCGCGCCCAGCGCTTCAAGGCATAAGTCCTCAGGCCCCTTCTCGATCAGCTCTTCAGGACCTGCCGGCTGGCCGTCGATAACGAGCCCTTCGACGCCGACCAATCCCCACCGGAGATACAGCCGATCGATTTCGCGTGCGAGCATCGCGGCCTCAATCCTCCTTGCTGGGTCTTGCCCTGCCTCCAGAAAACTGACCTTCCGGCTCAGCTCCCGGACTTGCCGCGTCAGCTCCAGACGCCTTCCAAACGACATGCGCGCAATCCTGTAGACAACCTGCGGATCTTGGCGGGATGGCACTAAGACTGTGCTGTCGTAGTTCATGTCCTTACCCGAACGCAACTGCGATCTCGTCGTTCACCGTGCCCTGAGCGCGGGAGCCAGAGAAGCGCCACTGAAGCCTTCTCTCGCTGTCGTCAAACACCGGTACCTCCGGAACCACGCTCTTCAAATACACTCCAAACAGTTGGCCTGGTTGTTCGCCGAGCTGAATCTGAACACTGATCGGCGATCTTTGCCGGGCGGCCTGGTACAGCTCCCGCGTAACTTCCTCGCCCTGCTCATACAGCGAAAAGCTGATCTGGACTGTTCTCCTCCCCGGTACGATGCACCGCGGGCCTTGCAGGCCGAATTCACGAGACCTTAGCTCGACATCGTTGTCGATCAGAATCTCGCCATCCGTCAGCGTGAAGACTTGTTTTGGAGTATTCCCAAGCCAAACCTGCCCGAGATTGCCTGGTATCACCGAGTAGTCAAAGGAAAGGCCTTCCGGCTCCGCCGGATAAGCTGTAAGTCCTCCCTGGCCGGATTCAAAGCTTGCGCTGTCGATCACGTCCGCGGCGGGACCTGAGAACTCAAACTGATGGAAGTCCGCGTTGATGCGAATCCACATGCGGTTAATTGCTGCGCCGCGGATGATCCGCTGGACAGCCGAGGACGGCCCCCAGTAGTCAAAAATGCTCACGCCGCTTAGGTCGTTAGCCGGCAGATATGTCATCGTCGGGAAGAGCGGCGAGCCTGGCGAGGGAGCGATCGTAAATGGGGCATTCAATTGAACCCTGGTCGCGTCAGGAATTGCTGCGACAAAGCGAATTTCCCCGCCGAACGCGACAGCCTGGTCCAGGGAAAGCCCGTGCGGTGACGCAAACTCCAGCAGCTGCCCACTGCCGCCCGCTATCGTCGCGCCGTGGAAGCGAAGCCCGGGTGCCCCGAGCGCCCCCTGAACCAGTGCATCGTGTGCGGGCGCGCCGTTCGTATCTCCCCAGGAGGTCATGTACGTCGTTAGGTGGA